TATGCTTAATTTACCTATATCAAAATCGCCGCTGCCATCAGTACCAAATATATCTTCCAATTTTGGAGGAGGGGGAGCGTCTCTTCCTTCATTCAATTCAAGTTTAGGATCGACTGGCAATGGAGGATCTTTGCTTTCATCTGTAAAATCGGTACCTGCTGTTCCTGATATTGGTTCGTTGAATCCTTCTATACCATCAATTTCAGCCCCATCTGTTCCCTCATTACCATCATTGGATGATACCAGTAAGTTGACGGAAAGTCTACCAAAGTTTGATTCTAAGTTGGAAATACCGGAAATAGAAACTGGGAAACTTGGGTTGTTGTCGGCGAAAGGAGATTTATCTGCTTTTAAAGATAAAACGATAAGTTCGTTGGACGGTATGGTACCAGAATTTTCTCCAAATCAAAAAATAAGCCAATTAAAAGGCGCGGCTGATAGTAAATTATCTTTATTGAACGATTTAAAAAGCGCGGCTGGAGGAGCGCTTGGTGCGGCGGCTGGTGCAGCATTGGCAGGTGGAAACCTTAAAAGTATAGCCGGTGCTGCGGTAGGAGCGGGTGTTGGTGGAATTGCTGGAAATTTGGCACAAAAAGCGGGTATTGGAGGAAGCGTGGCAGGTGCGATTGGGTCTGCGGCGGGTGCTTTAGCCTCTGGAGGAAATGCAAAACAAGCAATCGGGGGTGCTGTTGGAAATATCGCTGGCGGTGCTGTCGGAAACTTAGTTGGGGCCACTGGTATAGGTAAAAATATATCCGGTGCTTTAGGGTCTGCTGCTGGCGTGGCTATTGCGGGAGGTAACTTAAAACAGGCGGCGGGCAGTGCAGTTGGAGGATTGGCGGCAAATTCATTATCCTCAAAAATAGGAGCAGGAGCAGTATCTTCGGCGGCTGGAGCAATTGTTGGTTCAAAGCTTTCTGGCGGATCTAATTCATCCGCATTGATCGGAGGTCTCAGTTCAGGAGCAGGTGCTTTGGTTGCTCAAAAGTTTTCTACTCCTACCACGGGAGCGAGTCCTATTTCTCAGGCAACATCGATGCCGAATATACCTTCAAACATAGATATAACAACAATATCAAAAGGGTCGGCGTCTCAACAAAGTGCGATGCAAGCAAATGAAGCAAGGCCATCAACTCCACCAGTATCTTCTCCTCCATCCAGCGGCACCGCCACAATAGACAAAGACACTGGAAAAGTTGTGCTATCAAACGTACAATCCGCCAATGTTACCACTGTAACCGAGACGGTAATAAAGGGTGGTTCAAGAACAAGATATGCGGACGCTAAAGATCCCGTGACTGGCGAGTCTGTACCCGTTCCTGATAAAGTTGAACCACCAACAAAAACGGTCACTACGACAGTAATAAACAAATCCACCGGAGAAGTAGTATCAAATTCGTCGGAAACTCAGCAGATAACAACCGCACAATCCAACGCGGAATCTTCCAACGCAAATCTGCCACCACCCGCACAGGTAGTTGAAGTCCAAACTGGCCCAGTCAAAGTACCAAGACCGGTGAGTGAATTATATACTATAAAAACAGATTCTAAGGGAAATGAAACATTGGAGTTGAAACTAGATACGAACCCAATAATTCCAGACGGATTAGAGTTGATATCTATGGTTGGAACTAAAGATATGTTGACTTTAACGTATGTAGACGGGTCTACTACTAAACTTTATACACCGAACGCATCTAAAGAAAAATTTGGTATAGGTAAAGAGGAGGATGCTATTGCGGTAGATACTCTTCCAAATGGAACTACATCTAAATGGATAGCATTTGCTCCGGACGATTTATCACTTCCAGAAATTGGGGATAAACCATATTTTGTAAAAAACCCTGATGGGTCGGTCACATACACTTTTGCGGACGGAAACAAGGCGACCGAATTACCAGCAAATGGCAAAAGTTTGTTTACTATAAATGGAATATCCGCCGACGTTGATATGCCATCATTGATTCAGCCAACCAGCGTTGAAATGCCACAGAGTGAAATAGACAAGCAAAAAGAAGCGGATAAAGAGGCATATATAAATGCTAATTATAATAATGATCGTTTTACGTATAAAAAAGATGAAAATGGAAACTATGTTAGACAAAAAAATAAACTTATTAAAAGCGACGATGGAGGACTGTTGTATAGAGACACTGAAACAAACGAAGTGGTCAAATCGGATGATAGAAAACCTGGTAGAAAATATAAATGGGCAACGGAACCAGACGGAGTAGAAATAGTAACTCAAAAAATGATAGACGACCAATTCGACAAAAAATGGAATGATGTCACTTTACCATATTTAAAATCTGCATATGCCAAGAAAATTTCAGACAAATACTCCAAAATTAACTCAGGGGATCAGACAAAAGTTGCAGAAGCGGTCGATAAAATACATATCATAGAAGTAACGCGAACTGGATACAGATTGCAAGGAGACTCGTATAAAGTGATGATGGTGCGGGTTTATAAAAAAGTAGAAGAAGTGTCTAGTGCTCCCCCAGCACCTGCCGTAAATCCAGCATTAGCTGCCACTCCTGCATCAACCCCGACTCCACAAACTACCCCTTATCCGGGAGGATTGTCCAAAGAAAATTTTGATAAACTTAGAAAATATAGCAGACTGACTAAAAAACAAATGCATTTGAGCACAGGAGGAATGTATTCTAGTAGCACTTCTGATCCTACGAGGGCAAAGTACGAAGCGGCTGCTAAATCGTTGGACAAATACACATGGATATATCCATTCGAAGAAGGATGGAGTCAAGATAAAATAGACGCTTGGACGAAAGGAAGCGATCCTTATATATGGTAACACATACAATTTAAATAAAAAAAGACTAAATAACCCTTATATTTATAGTATATATGAAAAAGACTGAACTAATAGAAATTATAAGAACTCTTGTAAAAGAAGAAGTTCATAATACACTACCTCAACTTTTGATGGAGGTTCTTGCCGAAAAACTAACAGGACAAGAAGTTTTGACGGAAAAGGTCGCAGAGGCTCCAAAAAGAAAAGTAAACGTTGGATTAGAAGCTCCAGTTAAACAGGTACCAACCCAAGCACCAAAAATATTTACAAAAAATCCAATATTGAATCAGATATTGAACGAAACTGTGGGTGGTGTTCCACAAGAAGCTGAATCAACGGGTACTTCTACGTTAGATGTAATTAAAACATTGCCACAGGAAATGCTAAATGAGAACAAAGATGTGGCGGCAGTTGCAAACGCTCTAACTAGAGATTATTCAAAACTTATCAAAGCGGCGGACGAAAAAGCAAGAGCAAAGCGTCCAGCATAATAAATGGCAACAGCAACACAAACTTTTGGTATAACTCTTCCCATATCACATGGACCACAGGGCTATTTTAACCAAAGTTACAGTGCTCTTGAGCAAGTAAAATCAAATATTAATCTGTTGATCAGAACTAAAAAAGGTGAGCGTAGAATGAACCCAGAATTTGGCTCTGGGCTTTGGAGTATATTGTTTGAAAACTATACCGATGATATATCTCCTATCGTGGAAAGTACCATTCGTTCTGATATAAAGCGTTGGATGTCTTACGTGGATATTCAAAAAATAGAAGTTAATACCGAAAACACGGAATATAAAGACAAATACAAAGTTGGAGTAAAAGTCACATTTACAGTTCCAAGTGTTGGAATAACTCAATCTCAGACACTAGAACTAGCCATGAACACCAGCAACATATGATATTAGATACACCAAAGTCATTTCAACCAGACAAAAAAGATATCAAATATCTCAACAAAGACTTCACTCAACTAAAACAGTCTTTGGTGGATTTTGCTAAAACATATTATCCAAATACATATAAAGATTTCAGTGAAGCATCAACAGGCATGATGTTTATAGAAATGGCGGCATATGTAGGAGACGTATTATCATATTATATAGACTATCAATTTAAAGAGTCTATGTTAGTAAATTCGGAGGAACGTAAGAACATTATAGATGCCGCCAAGTCCATGGGATACAAGGCAAAAACAACTACGCCATCAGTTACCAGATTGGATGTATATCAACTTGTTCCAGCAAAAACAAGTGAATCGGGAGAAATGGTACCTGATTTAAATTATTGTCAGATCATTAAGCCTGGTATGACAACCACGAGTGATAGCAACGTATCATTTTTAACAAATGCTCCCGTAGATTTTACTGTTGACACCAAGAATGATCCATTGGAAGTATCTGTATTTCAGAGAAATGCGGCGGGACAACCAGAATTTTTTGTGTTAAAAAAGAGCGTCGATGCATTTTCGGGTCAAATATCGACGAAAACAGTTTCTGTTTCTAGTCCTATTCCGTTTTATAAAATATATCTTGATGATACGAATGTGATAGAAGTGTTGGATGTATATGATTCCGATGGCAACCGCTGGTATGAAACCGAATATCTCGCCCAAGATTTGGTTCCAGTAGATTACGAAAACATATACAAAAACGATATGACATTATCTGCTTATAGAGATGTCGCTCCATTTCTACTTCGCTATTTACGTACATCTAAGCGATTTGTTACAGGGGTTGACGCGGATAATACAACTTTCTTGGAATTTGGTTCTGGTACAAGTATCAAAGATGACGAACTTATTGTGCCAAACGCTTTCACTGTAAACAAAATTGCCACTTTTAAATCAGAGAATATATCATACGACCCATCAAACTTCTTATCGTCAAAAGCATTTGGACAAGCTCCATCAAACACAACATTGACTATACGTTACGTTGGTGGTGGCGGAATAACCAGCAATGTCAATGCAAACAGTATCAAAAATATCAGTAGTATTGAATTTTTTGGTGACTTGACCGAAATGGGATTATTGGAACTAAACCTTACCAATCTTGTTCGTCGTTCGGTAAGAGTAAATAATCCAATACCCGCAACCGGCGGTAAGGATGCCGAAACAAATGATGAAATACGAAATAATGCTTTGGCAAACTTTGCTGCTCAAAACAGGGCAGTAACACAAAAGGACTATGAAGTTAGAACATTTGCGATGCCTTCCAAGTATGGTTCGATTGCAAAAGTATATGCAGTAACAGATACGCAACTTGATATCGCAAACATACAAGCTAAACCGCAAGCCATGCAGACAAGTAGTTTGGCACCCGGTCAAGTAAATACAGTAGATCCCGACAAAAACAATCCGTTTGCCATCAATTTGTATATACTATGCTATGATAGCGACCAAAGATTAATATCCTCGAATGAAGCGGTTAGAACAAACTTAAAAAACTATATAAACCAGTATAGAATAATGACCGACAGTGTCAATATTATGGATGGATATGTGATCAACGTTGGCGTTGATTTCGGTATTATCGTCTACAAGAACTATAATAAACGAGAAGTATTAGCAAATTGTTTAACGATTGTTCAACAATATTTTGATGTTAATAATTCTCGTTTTTGTCAACCAATAAATCTCAGCAGGCTTGAATTGGAAATTGCTAAAGTTGATGGAGTTCAGTCGGTGACTCAACTACGAATAAAAAACTTGACATTAAAAGACGGAGATTATTCACCGTATGAATATGACATATCAAAAGCAACTGTTGATAAGGTTGTATATCCGTCGATTGATCCATCTGTTTTTGAAGTTAAATATCCAACCAAAGATATCGTTGGTCGTGTAAGCTAAACAATATATGCATCACTTCTTATATCCAACCAAAGACACTTTTATAACCAACTTTCCGACCTATATTCAAAAAAATATGGGGTTAGACGAAATACTGGAAGTCGAAAAAAGAATTTCTGGACAAAGTTGTTCCAGTACATCCACGTTTCCAGTTTTGATGTCATACACAAGTTCAAGTTTAGAATTATTAAGCGGTTCGATGTCTGCCTCTTTTAATTCTGGTTCGACGGATCCAAGAGTTGTATCAAGTTCATATAAGTCAGTTTCTGGTCCAACTACTAACGGTGCAGTGCTATCTCGTGCGTTGCTACAATTCGATCTTTCCGAAATATCGCAATCAATAGTGGCCAGAACTATAACAAGTCCAAAGTTTTTCTTGAATCTTAAAATATGCGAATCACAGGAAATTCCTGTTAGATATGCTTTGGCTGCGTATCCCGTGTCCCAATCTTGGGCAATGGGAACTGGATACAAATACGACGAAGCATCTACCTCCGATGGTGCAAACTGGAAGTTTTATAATGCGGATCAATCGCAAAAATGGTGGAATACAGGATCTCTGACAGATTGCAGTGGAGGTGGTGTTTGGTGGCTTGATAGTGCCTCAAAAGCTTCTGGTTCTGGTTATGCAGAATATCCAAACATCAGTCAATATAACCCATTTCCGGATTGTCCGACTAGCAGCTATGTTCCTCCTGCCACATCAAGTATAGTTTCGACTGGTTCGTATGCGTGCTATCAGTATTTTGATTATCAATCGTCCGATGTTCGTATGGATGTTACCGCAATTGTAAATGCGTGGTTGACCAGAGCCATACCAAACGAAGGCTTTATTCTATTGCATAGTGATGAGTCAAGTTCTGTTGATTATGGAACGTTGAAATTCTTCAGCAAAGAAACCAACACAATATATTCACCATATCTTGATGTATGCTGGTATGATTCAACAATAAATACTGGCAGTGCGGACCCAATTCAACTTCGTGACGCGGTTGTCACGATGAAGAACATGTCACAAGAATACAAATTCGGTTCTATAGTTCGCATGGATGTAACATCAAGAAAGCGTTATCCAGTAAAAACGTTTACTAATAAGTTGTCGGACTATCTTGCTCCATACTATCTACCATCGTCTAGTTATTATCAAATCAAGGACGCGGAAAGCGAAGAAACAATACTGCCATACGACGACTTCACTCGTTTAAGTTTTGATACACATGGGAACTACTTTATGCTGGATACGGCGGGATTACCTTCCGAGAGATACTATCAGGTAGAAATACGCGCAGAGCAAAGCGGATCTGTGATGACGTATACCATACCAACAACATTTAAGATTTCCAGATGAACGCCAATCCAAATTTAATAATTTACAATAAATCCGATGTCGAAAGTTTGTTAAAGACCGGATATATTGTCCCAAAAATAGACGAGTATTCAAATTTAATAATAGAAAATACAATAGTTTCAGTGTATAGTTCTTCCATATCAATTGAATTGAAAAATGAAGTATATTTGCCAGTAAAAGTTGAAACAAAAGTCAACCCAGTATTCACTGAACTATGAATCTTTCTGATATCCAGTACACCGTATCGTCCACTTCAACTCTGGGGTATGGCTCTTTCTTGACACGAGAAGATCTTAATTTTTACACCGAAAATCTGACTTCTAAAAATTTCCCGTTCGGACAATCGGAAAAAGATTACATAAAATTTGGTGTATATAATCTGGATGATTCGCCCATAACATCGTCCATGTTATACTCATCTGGGACATATACTTCACACACTTCATCTTTCTATGACGTATTCAATCAACTTGTTTCATACTCTTATAGAAAATACAATACCGATTTTGTGATACTTGGCACAGAAACTCAATCTTTATTTTTTGATGTACACAAAAATTTAAACGATCTGGGAGTGACGGATGGTAATTACAAGATTTATATTGAACTTGGAAGAAACTTGGTAGGCAGTGAAAAAGGCAGCGATGATAAATTATTATTAAATACGATTTCAACGAGCAGAAATGAAATTGCATTGATACCAAAAACGATCAAAGGATCAGAAACTGAAATAAATAAAAGTTTTAATATTTTTGCTGGAAAATTGGTTGAATTGAGAGATATATCCGACATCCTTTTGTTTGATATATCCAAACCAGAGATATACAAAATATACAGTGATCTATCATTGGAAAATCCTACTGGATTAGACGAGTTGAAGTTTAATTATAGTTTCAAAAAAGACGTTGATGTTGTCGCGTTTCTTACCGACATATACTATGGAGTAAAAAAAGGAAACTATAGAAACAACGGTCAAATCGCAGCCAACAATATTCTTGGTATATATGATCAGTTCAAAAACTGGGTATATCAGAATTATGAAACAGGTTATACATTCACTGACATCAGAGATTATTACTATAGCCTGTTTGTTTATATCGTTGACCAAGAGTTGAACAGAATAACCAACAAAAAACCAGATTCTTATCCAAGAATCGTTGAGTTTTTGCAGCAGATATTTTATGACAATATTTTTTATCCAGTAATATTGGAGTTGGAAGCAAAAAATAATATAGACTTTTCTGGGTATTTCAAATGCTACCTCAACATCGCAGGTAAGAAACCAATATCAATTGTTAATAGAAAAATATTGCCGTCAAACGATCCACGGTTTTATGATGCTTTGGCTCTTAAATTATTGGAACCATTGCCGGAAGATGTAGATGTTAATACGGATGTGTGGATAACTTGCGACTTCGCATTCCTTCCAATTGTACAAAATTTATACTATTTTACTAGAAGAGTAATTGATACGATACCATTACGCGGACCAAACTTTCTAATTAAAATAGAAAATGAAGGAAATTCCACGGAAGCGTTATCAATGGAGCAATTGATCGGACAAAGTGGAAGTTTGTACACCGAATTGTCCGAGAAAATAAAATCAAAAGACAACAGAACAATAGATACCACGGATTATAGAGTTTTTTCAAACTTCATAAACTTTTCATCCGCCGACCTACGCACCAAAGCATTTGAAAATAAAAGAAATAAAATATCATATTTGTATAGTCAAATAGAACAAATAAACGGATATTTGTCATCTAACCCAAGTGATACTTTTTATTTGAAACAAAAATCCGACGCTAATGCCGAAATTGATGCCTTGGAAAGTGGCATGGACGGATATGAAAAATTCTTGTACAACAATCAGATGTGGTATGACGAACATACCAGAGACGTTAATGGATATACTTCGGCATCTTTATATGATAGAGACAATGGCAATGCATTGATCAACAATCTTCCTCAATTTTTGATAGAAGATTCTGACCAAAATGGTGACTATATCAAATTTGTTGGTATGATAGGTCATTTCTTTGACAACATATCTTTAGCGGCAAAGCAGTTCACGGAAAAAAATAACATAACAAGTTCACCAAATTATGGAGTTTCAATTGACATAGTAGGAGATATGTTGCAGTCGCTTGGCTGGGATGTGGAAATATCCAAGGATAATTTACCCTTGATACTATCTTCGTTTTCCAAATCCGACTTCGACATAGATTCTCCGTTATACTCCAAGTCCAGAGAATTGTCGGAAGAAGAACGCAATCAAATTATATGGAAACGATTGCTGAACACGCTTCCATATATCTACAAAACAAAAGGAACAGAGGCATCATTGAACGCTTTGATTTCTTGTTTTGGTGTACCTAAGAACATCATCAAAATAAAAGAATATGGCGGTATACAAAATATAAGCGATCTAACGGACAAATCTCTTTATATCATAGAAGATGTAAAGTATGAGCCATATTTCAGTGGCAGCGGAGAATATTTTAAATTAAATTGGACAGGAAGTGCTCAGTCGATGGAGTTTAGTTTCAGGTTCGACACCAAAAAAACTCACGAAGATGGTAAAATTTTCAGATTAGTAAACTGCTCGGATGTATGGGTTATGGGAGCGGTCCGTGAAAAAGGAAGAGATTGGGGAACAATGTTTTTTAGTATCGATGATGGTACTGGATCTATAAAGACGATACTGACCCAGAGAGCACCTATTTTCGACGGCAATTCATACAGGGTAATGATGCGCAGAAACGATGTTGGTGCATTATTTGGAGCTACGGCGTCATTTAATCAATATCCAACCAGATATGAGTTGTTGGTTCAAAAATCAGAAGATGATCGTATTACATACTCCGTTAGTGCTAGTGCATTCTTGAGTGGAAGCTATAATAATTCTTTTGAATCCGGTTCGTATCTTTATATCGGAAACTACAATCAAAACACGGCATCATTGAGTATAGATCCCGAAGCTTTTTTTGGAAATATTGATGATATACGAGTGTGGGAATCTCCTGTCTCCAACGAAAGATTTACCGCACACACACTAAACAGAAATGCATATGATTTAGAAACTCCACAGCAAATGGTTTCCGATAGCATATACAGAATATCATTTGAGCGACCAATTGATCTATATGATTCGGCTTCAGCAATAATTACAATAAACAACTTATCTTTTAGAAAAGATTTTCCTACTTTTGATGCAATAAATTTCCCACAAGTATCGGGGCCATTGATACAGACCACGTATTGTGATCCCTCGGAAGGTCCGTCATTTCCTTATCAGTTTAGTCGAAAGGATGTTCGATTGACGATGAATTTGCCAGACTATGGTTCAAATAAGTTCAGAAGTAATAAAATAAACTATGTGGAGCAGGAACTGGTAACAAATCTTAATGCTGAAACGAGAGCTTCTTATAAATCAAGTGAGTTATCTAGCGTTGATGCCAATAAGCTTGGTGTATTCTTTTCTCCATCCGAAATACAAAACACCGAAATAATAAAATTTTTTGGAGAATTTCCTCTTGGAGATTTAATCGGAGATCCTTCAGATGTATACAAAAAATCATACGAAAAGTTTGAAAAGTTCAAGCAGATATACTATGATCAAGGGTTCGGAAACATAGACTTCACGTTCTTTATGAACATAATTCGCTTTTATTTTGATAAAGCAATGTTCAAATATATAAAAGGAATAATACCGGCTAGAGCAAAACTTGTTGATGGCATTTTGATAGAACCTACCATATTGGAAAGACCAAAGCTAGAAGTTAAACCGCTCGTTAAAGAAAATATACAACAAAACGTTGGTAATACTGATTCAACCACGGGGATATTTGCTCAAAATTTAAAACAGCACACAGCATCTTTTGACTATGGCATAGACACGGGAACTAGTATTTTGAATGATGTAAATCACGTTATGTATGATTCCGACTTTTCCGAGTTTGGATTCAATGTCTATTCGGAAGATGGTCTAACTTATTTCAACGAACAGTTTTATCGCTGCGATGTAATTAAAGTAAAAAAGAAATATTCGACGTATCGATCAAAAACATTAGACGGGTCAACCTTACCTTCGGAACAAAATACTCAATTCAACAGAGGAGTACAGACTATAGAGAAATATTATGAAAAAATTAATTTGGTTGGACTTCCAAATTTGAATAATTATCCAATGACAGCGTCGATGTGGGCAATTCCAGATGTATCCAAAGGGGAAAATACTGCCAGCATATATTTCAAGGGAAAAACCAGTTTTAATATAGGATACTTGGGATGGAATGTGTATACCATAACCACCGCACACACGATTGATGGAACTATAACTGGTTCTATATTTGAAAGAATAACTCCCACAATTCAAAGCTATGGAGTTATAAATGCACCAATCAAGGCATCTGGCTCTTATGATCCAAAAAGTGGATATGCAGTAACTTATGATGGACTATTTAATCTGGATATAGATAATAATCCAACGTTTGAAGGAAGTATATATGTTAATCCGCCAGTATTTTCTACATCCATCGTGGGTCCGGAATTTTATTTAACTCTTTCTTCCGAAACAGATAAAGAATCTATATTCAGTGAATTTATAGAAAAAGCGTCCGGCCCGTTGTTTGCCAGATTGACTCAAGGTGTAAATTATAGAAAGACAGTTTCGCTGTCATATAAACCCAGCAGTTCGTTGCTTCTTGACGGATATTTTTATACACACTACAAGTATAAAAAACAGCAATTTTCCAAGAAAGAAATTAACTCTTTCGATAATACTGGCAGATCATTCAAATGGGTAAAAAATAGTCAAAATAAAAAAACCACGATTGATCCTACGACTGGTCTATTAGATAATTCAGAACCAGTAATATCAAAAACAGTATAAAATAAGTAAAAAAATGATTTAACGTATATATTTATTTAGAAAGAAACCTATATGGCGTACATCAATAACGAAACAATCACTGTAGACGCAGTTCTAACAAAGAAGGGCAGAGAACTACTTGCAGCCAATGGTGGCTTAAACATCAATTCATACGCTCTCGCGGACGACGAAATTGATTATCGTTTGTATCAACCAAACCATCCACAAGGTTCTGCGTATTTTGATTTGGCTATTCGTAATACGCCCGTATTTGAAGCGTTCACGGATGAAACACAGGCACTTAAATATAAGTTGGTCACGCTACCGGCTGGCGTGGAATCTATTCCAATTATTTCCTTGGGACAGAGTGCTATTGATGTGGACAAAGATTATAAGGGAGAAGTTGTTATTGTTCCGAGTACCAATCCAGTGTATAATACAACTCTTGGATATACCGCCGTATTGGCCAATAAAAATGTCGGAACAATCATAGGAGAACAGCTACAATCCTCCACAGTATCCACGATTCCCACGTTCATTGGCGACGTATCTTCTACTACCGCTCAAGTTGCACTCGGATTAAGGTTTAGATTCGTTCCGAATGCGTCGCTCACAACCACAACAACCACCAACTTGACAGTAGTTGGAAACGAAAGCGGCGGTTCAGTCACCATCCCAGTCACAGTAAGAGTAAAAGTATAATATTCTAATTTATGATCTTCAAACAATTTGAGTCGTCGGATATAGTGGCCGGAAGAACCCAACCAGTTTCTACTGGGATGTGGAGTGATGGTACTGCTAGTTGGGGCCAATTTTACACAAGTAGCACTCAAACAATTTTGTCATCTTCGGCGTTTGAGCCATTGAATGGATTATATTACACTAATGTATATGATACCGGATCAAACATTTCAAATTCGGATATATATTTTTCTTTGACTTATGGCCATTATGCTGGTTCTGGAAGTTCCAACTTCGATACCAGTTCTATCAACGGAAGTTTAATATTCCCAACACAGGCTATATATAATCAATATAGAAACTTGATATTGACCCCAGCCGATATTAAATTTACTTTCCAAACAGGAAGTGCATTGGTGGATTCTGACGACATTTATGTCATATCATTCAGATCGGCCAAGTACAAGGACCGGTTGGATTCGGGTCAATTTCAAATTACATTAAGCGGGTCGGCGGGTACAACGACTTTGATAGACGACTCTCGTTATAACCCAAAAGCAACGGCAGAATCCGGAGGAAAAAGGTATAACCTGATAAGAGGTACATTATCTGGGGGAGCCGCATCTACTGGATACGAGGGGATCGGTACGATGTATCCCGACTTGGGTATGGTCGTATTGAATCCTACCAAGATAAGTCAACTTATTGGAAATATCAATTCGTATCCGCTAAATAATCCAACCAGTTCTCTCTGGAACGGGAATTTTGCCAGAATGCAAAATTTGCTATTTGAATCAATCAAGCGAGGTTCTGAAGTTTCCCCTTTGATTGCACGGGTCACGGAATATGTCGCCGCTCGCCATTTCTTCGTAAGAGTTAAAAATCAAGAATACAATTATAGTAATAATCCTACATTTGTAATATCTTCGGATGAAGCGCCGGACAACCCACAGGATGTGGGCAAATTAAGATTTACAGACTTTTACTCTAATCCAAAAGTATATATTACAACCGTGGGTTTATATAATGAAACCAATGATCTTGTTGCTGTAGCAAAGTTGAGTCAGCCGTTGCTAAAAGACTTTACTAACGAGTGTTTGATCAAGATAAAGATCGACGTTTGATATAAAAAGTACCACACGAATGTGGTCAAATACTGCGGGTTATAAATATTTATCTTTATATGATAAAATCGTTCTCCGCAGGAGATATTACAATAAGACCATTCAACACGTTCAAGAACTGGACCGTCCAGAGTTTAAGTACGTCGTCGTTGGATAAATATGGTTACGAAACATACTATACGGCATTCTGCGAGACTAACGAAGGTAGAAAAATAACAGCAAGTTTTTATCCATCCGGAAGTGCGTATTATACATCTTCAATAGATCCAATAAATCCATCCGGAAAATATTTTAGAAACATATATAGTTTGGCTAATACCATGTTTTATAATAGTGCCGATCAATACCAATTATTTGGTGTCGAAAAGTACGGAACAGATAATGTTACTGGAAAAAAAGAATCTCGAAAAATACATGACCGAGTATACACATTGGCAATAAATCAGACCGCGTTTGGAGATAAGATTCGACCAAATAGTATAGAAATAAAAGATCAGTCTAACATAAACCAGGAATATAAAATATATGACGATGGTGTCACGAACTTATATATTACTGGTTCTCATTTTTCCAGCTATTCTAAGATTGGGGGAGTAAAGAATCTCTTACCCAGACCATACTATGATACTGCATCTATAAAGTTTTATATTACTGCCAGTAATGGGCAACCAATTTATCTGTCGATTGATAATGCCATAGATTACAAAAACATGGGTATAAATGTATTGCATGAAGAAAGTTCAGTGACATGGAGTTTTGATCAATCGTATGCAAGAGATTATTTTCAGGCAGAAAACGAACATTTTGGAGAATCTGTAAGCACTTGGTATAAGTATTTAACAGTTGGGTCCAGTATGGATCAATACAGTCTTGGTAATGCAAGACAAGGATATGCGGCCATATTTAAATATGATGATGAAACATCTGGACATAGATTGGTTAAAAAGTTTTACTGTCCATTTACTCAAAACAGTCTTGCACAAGAATTTACTTCTGATAGTTCATTTTTAGTTTCAATCGAAAACAACAATTTTTTGATGGTAGAACAGTCGGTGTTCAGTTCTTCTTATTTGGAAGATAGTTTTGGTTATTCTGTTTCAGTGCGGGACGATATGATGGCGATAGGTTCACCAACAGGTTCGGTATGCGTCACTACGCAATCAAATTTAAGTGGATCTCTTTGTTATACAAGTGGATCTTATCCCGGTTTTGTATATGTTTATGACAAAAACAAAGGTGGAATAGATAACTGGGGGATTATTGAAGTACTTACTGGAAATACCAATAACGATAAGTTTGGGTTCTCCGTTGATATTAGCGACGATGTCATGGTGATCGGATCACCCGGTATTAGTGGAAGCAAAGGTGGAGCATATGTATATAGAAGAAAAATATATTCTACGGAAACAGGATCTTGTGAATACTATACCGTAACAACAGGGTCTTTACCAGGCGAATATCCGTATTATGTAATTGGAAATTATACATGGAAGCAAGAAGCGTTTCTAACTTCGAGTATAATATCGACCGGAGATAATTTTGGTTATACCGTCTCCGTTGACTCCGGTAGTATTATTGTGGGCACCAATAAAACTGGTAATGGGTATGCAGTAATATTTACTTCTTCGTTGTATTCTGCTTCATTAAATGCTTGCCCAACTTCGTCTTGGAAAGAATATAAAATATTAAGAAGAGATTCTTCTTATGGAGACTTGGATACTAATTCTCCGTTGTATTCGGTCGATGTAACGTCAACCAATATATCTTCAGATGGTTTTGGAAAATCGGTTGATATTAGCAGGCCATATGCAATTGTCGGATGTATACGAGATAAGGCATTCATTCCATATCACTCGTATGTTGGAAACGCATCTATATATGGAGCGGCATATTTTTATAAAGAATTTGAGCAATGCGAAGGCACTCAGAGTTTTTACAAGGTATTTAAAACTTTCGGAAACAGAGAATATACGACCAATAATAATTTCTTTGGTACTTCGGTTTCTTTAGAAGGCAGTCTTGCTGCGGTTACGTCTTGGGCGGATAAAGTTGGAAGAAATGTAGATTATTCCAGTAGCCAATTTATTTTAGAAGATTATTCATACGAATCCACTTCCTCACAAGATCCTAGAGGCGTGTTGGGTAGAGTTACTTTGTACAACTATGATGGTGTAAATGACGTTTGGGCACTGGCCGGTGAATTAAAGCAGAACAAAGCAAAGAATAGCCCAGCCAATTTGTATGGATATTCAGTGTCTGTTTCGTCGGACTTTCTGACGGTAGGTGCTCCTGTATTGAATTTTGCAAGTGCATCTGCCACACAATCCATATATGATCAGAACATACAAATATTTTCAAACTTTCCTAGCAATTATTCAGGATCTGTGTTTGTGTATCCGTTGAGCAAATACGAACAAAATCCATTGATCGGAAATGTGTTTTACAAAAATGGGTTTTTCGCGTTAACAAACACATCTTCAAATTACTATAACATACTTTCCGGTACAGGATCTCGTGGATTTGAATTAAATTATCAAGGATCGCATACGATATTTGAACATGAGCATTTGATATCAATCAAACCGGGTGAATTTAATTATAGCACTAACCCCACTTCATTGATCAGAAACTTGCTTGAATTCGATGTAAATCAGGACGGCGTGTTTGATTATAAAGACGTTGATTTAATAATGAGATACCTAGAGAAGAGAAAATTCTTTGACGAATTTGTTTTTGATGACAACGGCATCGTGTTAGAGTCTGATACATTGCGTGATCATAGTTGGTGGAATAATGATATACTACAACTTGAATCCGAGGACGTTATGTTGTTTGAAAATGAAGAAGCGGCATACATCGCAAGTTCATCGTTTAGTAGTTTTACAATAACAAATTTAAATTATATTGAAAACAACTTAGTAAAAACCGGATTGCTTGACATCGACGGTAATGGAAAAGTGAACATATACGACGGTTATATACTATCATTATACTACTTCAATACGCTTACTCCAGAAAAGTTGGAGCAATTCTTGGATAGCAACTCCACTCGCAGGTATGTTAAAGATATCAAGGAATATCTGAATGCATATTGTCGCGATGACAATTATAAAGTAAACCCTTACTTCTTGGAATATCAATATAGTTCATCGTATGATCCAACGGGGTCTTATCTTGCTCCATTCATAACTACGATTGGATTGTATGATAACAATCAACTTGTGGCAGTCGGAAAACTTGGCAGACCAGTCAAAAACTTAGTTGATTGGCCACTTAATATTGTTGTTCGTTTTGATACATAACATTATATTTATAATAAATAACAGGAGAATTTATATATGGCAACGCTAAATCCAACACCAAGACCTTCAAGAACAGAAAAACTTGTAGATTTGTACAATAACGTCAATGCAAATCCGGCAATTGGGATACGTTCTCACATTTATAACAGAGCAGGACTAATGTCATGGGGACTAAGTAAAGACGCCGGTGCTCCGACTTATATGAGTACCAATAAATTTTCGGATACTCAATATACCAGAACATTTCAACCAAGTTCATTTATAACGCGCATTACTGCAAATGGTGGATTCAACAATTTTGCACTGGATTATGCCAAAAATACGCTGAGACACGACAATACTCGTTATCTTTAATACATAAAAAGGTTATAAATGAAAGTGTTGGGTCTTGACTTATCCACAACAACTTGTGGATGGGCTATTACAGAAAATAAAGAGATACTATCTTGCGGCTATATTGATATATCAAACGCCGAGAAGTATAAAGATAAAGCAGATCTTATTATAAAAACTCTGGTTGGGCATAGTTTTGATAAGATAATGATTGAAGAAAGTTTGTTTGGATTTGCTGGTGGAGGTACTTCACAGCAAGTCATTATTAAACTGGTCAAGAACAAGGCTGTAGTAGGTTATATACTTGAAAATCATTATGGTGTGAGTGTAGATAGTATTCACGCACAAACTGCTCGTAAAAAGGCACTTGGTGCGGCGAGAATCAAAGGAGTAAAACCTAAAGTGTTTGTTAAAGAAAGTATAGATAAGATGTATGATATGACCAAATGGACTGTTCTTAATAAAAAGGGAACTGAAGAGAAGCGGATGGAAGATGTTAGGGATGCTATTGTGCTCAGTTTGGCTGGTTGATTACCGTTTTAGTATTATATTTATTAACATAACCTTTTAACAATATATCATTATGACAAGAAGCGAACTAAAACAATTGATTAGAGAAACGATTGAAGAAATTTCCGCAGACACGGCACGCCGTGCCGCCGACAAAGCAAGTCAGTTGGG